GAAGCAGTCATTGATGTCGTGCATGCGGTAGTCCATCGGTTGCTGCACGCCGCCATGCTGATGCCATGCGTCGATGTTGCGCTCGGAGAAGATCACCAGACACTCGTCGCCGACCTTGACCGGGAAGGTCAGCGTGTGACCGCCGCCGCCAGGGAAGTGCACCGGCACGTCGGTGACCGGATGGATGGCCATCGGCTCAAGCGTGCCATCGACGTTGCGATTGACCGCCTGCAAGCCCAACTGCACGGACGCGGTCATGGTCTCCGGATCATAGCTGACGATGTGTCCGGGCTGCGCGGTGTGGATTTGCGCCTGCCGGCCGTCGAGATGCGTCTGAATCGTCTCGATGTTGTCGGCGTGGCGTTGCCGCCATTCCAGCGGCCCGGCCGTCGGCGTGTCGCTCATGGCAGGGTTACCCAGTATAAATGCGACCCCGAGCCGAGGTTGGCGAAGCTCGGCACGGCATCCGGTATGCCCTCCGAGAACACCACCAGATGGCCGCCGAGATTGAGATAGGCGAATTGCCCGAGCAGGTCGGCGCCGGTGACCAGCGGGATGCCGCAGACCAGCGGGTTGCCGGATTGATCGGCGATGTCGAGCGTCCAGCCGCAGCCGCCCGCCGTCGCGGGATCGGCCGCGCGATACTGAAACGTCATGGTGTAGCGCGCCGCAGGACCCGGCACGCTGGCCTCCGTCGGCACGGTGATCGCGAAGCGCTGCGGTGAGCCGGACAGCGGGATTTCATAAAAACCCGGCATGCTACTTGCTGCCCCCGAACAGGTTGCCGAAGAAACTAAAGATACCGTCCAGGGTCGAGGAATGCTGCTGGAAGAAGGAATTCGGGTTCTTCTCTGGCGGGCTTGCCGTCTTGTCCGGCTGATCGGTCGGTGACGCGGTCTGCGCCTTCTTCACTTGGTCGGCTTGCGCCGGCTGCGTCGTCTGCGACGTGGTGACGAAGACCACTTCCTGCATGTGGCATTCGACCATCAGCGACCATTCGGTGGTGTGGTCGGTTCGCACCGAAAGCTCGGTGATCACCACCGTCTTGTAAGTGCGCTTGCCGGTGATCAGCGTGAACGGCTGAAGCGCGACCTCGCCCTTTTGCCACGCGGTCTCGTCGAACTGCAATTTCAGCAACTGGCGATAGATGTCGCTGACGCGTTCCTCGGTGAAGGACGACAGCAAGCCCTTGCCGGCGCCGGTAAGCCCGCCCGACAGGTCACTGAACCCGCCGCCCTGCATGAAGCCCTGCACGCCAGCGCTGATCACGCTGGAATTGGAGAAGCCGACGCGCATGGTGATGGTCGCGGGCATCTTGTAGGCGTGATCGGCGATCTGCGAGCCGCTTGCCACCGGATGCTGCGTCACGGTCAGCCGGTCGGAGTGGGATTCCTCGATGGTGACGTCGGGGATGATGGTGCCGATCTTGCGCGGCGCTTTGAACATCGCCGGCATCAGGCCGGTGGCGCTCAGCAGTTCCGTGCCGATGCCGGCGACGCTGGTGACCGCGCGCAGGCCAGTGTTCAGCAGTGCGCCGCTCATGCCAGAAGCGTTCCCTTGGCGAAGCGGACATGGTGTTCAAACACGCGGTTTTGCGCCTCGATGGTCTGCGCTGCCGCCGAGGCCGGGTTCGGCGCGGTGATGTAAAGCGAGACCTGACTGTGCACGCCGCCCAGGTTGCCGCCATTGCTCGACTGGCGATGGCGCTCGCGCAGCACCGCGCCGGCATCGACGCCGCCGCCGATCGGCTGATGCGATAGGTGTGGGGCGCTGGCAGCCCATGGCCGCTCGCCCTGCGCATCCATGAGCGCCAGGGCGGCCCGGTGTTGCAGTTCGAACGGCGCGCTGATGGCGCGTGGGTAGCGCCTTGTGTCGATGCCGGCCCGCTGCGCCGCCCACAGCCAAGTGCTGTCGATCATCTGCCAGTAACCTGACGCGGTGCTGGCCGGCGCCCCTCCGGGTCCCATCCGGTTCAGGATGTTCTGGCCGCCCGACTCGCGGTGCATGATCTGCTTCAGCCGAGCCTCTTGTTCCTCCGGTGAGGCGTGCGGCCCGAGCATCGGCCCAAAGGTCGAGTCACCACCGCCATCACCACCTCCGCCGGCAGCGCCGCTGGCGTCGCGATTGCTGTGGCCCGCGCCCATCGCTTCCGCCATGTCGGTCAGCGTGTCGAAGATGTTGCCCAGCTTCTCGTTCGCGACGTCGAAGCCCAGCCGGAGCATGTCGAAGAAGCGGTCGCTCTCGTTGGCGCTGGTGGTCGCCCCGCCGAAGCCCGCCGGCACATTCCAGTCATCGCCGATCGAGGCGGTCTTATAGCTGCCGTCGGGGTTCAGACTGCTGTGCTGCTCGCCCTTGGGCGGCATGGCGATCGGCGCGTTGGGGAACGCCTCATGCCACTTGCGGCGGACCCACTCGCCAAAGTTCGCGCCGGCTTGGCCGCGCTGGCTTGCGGGGCCGCCGCCGCCGCGCACATTGCCCTGATGCGTCGGCGTCGAGAGCGGCTTCATGCCCTCGCGGTTGGCGCCGCCACCGCGCCCGGACAGATTGGCGTCACTGTCGCCGGGATGTGGCCCATCGGCGCGCTGCGGTGTCGAGGCTTTGCCGAACAGATAGTCGAACCCGTTGGCCAGCATCTCATACCAGCCGATCGCCACCGCGACCGGCCAGAACCGCGTCAGGATGGTGCGGCCCAGCGCCCAGAGGAAGGATTCACCCCAAGCGGCACCCGCCGCCTTACCGCCACCGAGGCCGAGCAGGCCACCGAGCAGACTGCCGACCAATGAGAAGCCCTTGGTCAGCACCATCTTCCCAAGGATCAGCCCAAGCGTCGCGGCGACCGTGGTGAACAACCCATTGATGCCGGTCAGGCAGCAGAACCAATAATCCAGTTCCTTGCGTATCTTGTTCAGCGGCGCCAGCGCTTCGCCGATGCCCTTGAACATCTTGTCGGCGCTGCCCCAATCGAAATAACTGTGCTTGGTCTTGCTGCCGGATTGCTGGTCTTCCTGCCAGTGCTTGTAATCGTCCAACATTCCGAGCAGCAGAACGAGGCCGGCAATCAGCCACGCCAGCGGCGATTTCAGCAGTTCGATCGCCTTCGGCATGAGGAAGAATGCCTCGATGCCGTGCTGCACAGCGGGCGACAGTTTCTCGAAAGTCTCGATCGCTATGTTGGCAATCTGGACAACGCCCTGAAGCCCCTTCATCGCGCCCTCAAGGAAGTGCAGCAAGGTGGGCGCGTTGTCGATCAGATGATTAAGGAACGCCTTGATGTCCGGCATCATCCGGATCAGCAGCCGGTTGATGTCCTCCAAATCCGGCATGATCTTGGTGAACAGCCCAAGACCAAACCACTGAGCTAGGTTCTGGAAGATCAGCCCCATCTCGCGGAACTGATTCATCACCTTCTGCGACTGCTCGGCGAACTTGTCTGGCCCTTTCTGCCAGTCCTTGCCCCACACCAGACGCTGCACCAGCCCAGCCTGCTGAATGCCCTGCTCCATCTTGCCGCTGCTCAGGGCAAGCATGGTGTTTTCGTCGATGCCCATAAGCTGAGCGCGACGTATCGCCAGGGCGTATTCCAGCGTGCCCATCTTGTCGGCGGTGCCACCCTGCGAGCGGAAATACTCGCCAAGCTGGCGCATGCGTCCGACCGTGTCGGTCGCGGTGACGCCGAGCGTGCGCAGGTAGCTGGTCGCCGCCGGACCCATATTGCTGGTCCACGAACTGAACCGCTCGATCCCGCTCATGGCCGCGTCGGCGGACATGCCGAGGTTCGACATGGCAAACGCCATGTTTTGCACCTCGGTGACGGAATTGCCGATGCGCTGCGACGACCAGTATAGTTTCTCGCCAGCCGCTGCCATCTTCTCCGACAGCGTCAGCAGCGCGACACCCAGCCCGGTGATCTCGCCGGCGAGGCCGGCGACCGATGACGCGACACGCTTCAGCGCATCGAAGAACGTCTGCTGGCTAGGCGAGTCGATCGCGTATTTTACATTGACAAGGAATTCCT